AATATTGCTAAAAAAAATTATGTAACTGTTAATCACTCTTTTGACAACCGTTATACTAAAGAAGGAATTGCAACTCACGATAAAATAGTTTCAACAGGAAAAAATCATATTACTTCTTCTAATATTAGTGAAGTTTATGAAAAAGTAAAACAAATGAAAAATATTGACACTATTATTATAGACGAAGCTCAATTTTTTAATGATATTGCTCAAACTGTTAATACTCTTGCTTTTGAAGGGTATAATGTCATTTGTGCTGGATTAAATAGTGATTATGCAATGAAACCATTTGAATCAATGTCTAATCTTTTAGCTGTAGCTGATAAGATTATTCATTTACAATCTACTTGTGTAAAATGTGCAGCTGATGCGCCATTTACAAAACGTACTACAAACGATAAAGATGTGATATTAATAGGAGAAGCAGATGCATATCAGCCAAGATGTAGAAAATGTATGTTAAAAGATTAAATAAGTAAAAAGTTAATATTATTATTATAAAAATAGTAATATTATTTAAAAGTAAATAAATAAAGAGTCTTATTAATTTGTGACAAAACATCATCTCTAATATTTAATAAATCAGTATCTGTTTCTGGATTAAGTTCTTCAGTTAACCCCGAGAAAAATGTTTTTGCTTCATTTAATATTTTAATAATTTGAGAATCATCTGATGCGTCAATATTCATTTCAACGTGAGTAAAGACTTTACCATAACGACCTTGATAAACTTCAATAAAGTTATCCATGGCTAATATAATACCATCAAACAAAGTACCAGAAGCAACATGTCTAGCGTAAGAACTAGTATTCCAATGATACAACTTCAGATGAACTGCTAATTTAAAAAAGAATTGAGCAATCATATTTTTTATTATTTACATAACAAAATATATTTAAATTTTATTTTTATATAATAAATGAACGATTATATTAAATTTGCTGGATTAGTTCTTTTAATTGATTTATTATGGATTACCCAACCATTTCATAAACCTCAATATGAAAGAGTTCAAAAAACTCCCTTTATAGTTGATAAGTCAGCTGCATTTTTATTTTATTTATTTGCTCCATTAGCTTATACTCAGTTTATTAAACCATTATCTACAAGTAAACAAGATGCGTTTAAGAAAGGAGCATTAATGGGATTTTTAATGTATATGACATATGATTTTACAAATAAAGCGGTATTTGTAGAGTATCAATGGGATTATGCAATAAAAGATGCATTATGGGGAAGTTTTGTATTTGGACTTGTAAGTTATTTAATCTATTAATATTTTATTTAATGTAATAAATAAAATATTTCTTTCTTTTATATTAAAAAAAAAAATGTCATCATTAAAACGCAGCAAACGTTCAAAAAAAGGTAAAAAGTCTCATGGTAAATTGAAACTTTCAAAAATTACAAAGTCTCCTAATAAAGGTAAAAAATTAAGAGCTCATTTTAGCGACGGTACTCACACAGATTTTGGAGCTGCTGGTATGAGTGATTATACTAAACATAAAAATCCAGAGAGAATGAAACGTTATTTATCAAGACATAAGAAAAGAGAAAATTGGAGGTCACCAAAGACAGCAGGTGCATTAAGTCGTTGGATTTTATGGAATAAACCTTCATTAAGAGATAGTATTAATGATTATAAAAAACGTTTTAATTTATAATATTAAGGGTATTTATCTCATTATCTTCAATTAAATATTTATCTTCAAGTTCCATCATTAAAAACATTGTATTTGTAAAAATAGATTTAAAATAATATTGTAAATGTGATTTTCTTTTTTCATAATCATTTAAATCTCTAATAGGATAATGATTTAATGTAATATTTGTTTTTTTATAATTTTCTTCTGACCATTCATGCCCATTTATATTATCTGAAGTAGGATATTCAAAAAATATATTATAATTTGTTAAAGTATTTGTTGTAATCTGTTTATGAACCCATATTTTATAATTTGGATTTATCATTGCTGGCTTTATTATAGATTTTCCAAAATTACTAAGACGTTGCATAGATAAATGAACATCAGATATCAAATCATAATTTAATCGTTTTGATGGTTGTTTAATTGAAAAATTTTTAATTACATTGTTATTTTCATCTTTGTTTGGTAACATTAAATTCCATATAACATATACACAATTAATATGGTCTGATAAAGTAGATAAATATGTTTTAATAGTATGACCATTTTTTCCATATATAAATTCATCTGCATCGATTATTATAGCCCATTCAGTCTCTTTTACAATTAATGGATAAATATTATCATTCCAAATTGCTTTTTGATGTTCTGTAGCTGAAACATCTATATAAATATTTACATCTCTATTATCTGTTATAAATGTAATCATATCTTTATGTTTACACGATTGGACCATTTCTTCAATATTATCTGAACTATTATTATTAACAATATAAAAATGGTCAACTCCTTGATTTACATAATGTTCAATAAATTCAGGCATATATTTTGCTTCATTCTTTACAGATATACATACAGATAATTTATATTTAAAAGACATCTTAATTAATAAAATTAATATGTCTTTATTTAAGAATTAAAAAAAATTATTTGCTCTATAGAAGACGATTTAAAAGATTATACTTATAATGTAAAATGAAAGTTTTAGAAATCAATAAGGATAAATACCTTGTAAACTCTAGTGATTATAAACAAAAACATCACGAAGAATATAATAATTTAATTATTCTTCCAAAAGTTGGAGAAATGGAACGTGAAATTGGACTTATTAACGACCTCGCTGAAACTCTTTACGAACCTTCTTTTGCATATATTGGCTCAAAGTATGCTTCGTTTTACGGTACTAATAATTCTTCGCATTTTAAACAAGTATATATTGAAACAATTAATAATAGTGAAGAAGCTAATATGGTAAAAGAAAATTTGTCAAAATATAATAATGTAGAATTTACTTTTCCTAAACACAATATCAATAATAATACAATTATTAAAGTATTTGATGAAGATGATATTAGTATTCACTCTTTATTTATGATTAGTAAAGTTAAACCATTTATATTGGCAAGAGAAATTAAAGCTATTTCTAATGTTTACGCTCATAAATTTAATCTTTCTGGAACAAACCAGTTTTTATATGTTAGTGATGAACATTATTCTAATTTTATGGAACATTTTCATTATTATTTTACCGATGATAAATTTAATTATGATAATATGATTCATCTTTGTATTATGGTTAAGAACGGCGGTGACTTATTTGAAAAAATGTTATTAGAAAATATGAAATGGATTGACCGTTGGACTATTCTTGACACTGGCAGCACTGATAATACAATTGAAATTATTAATCGAGTATTAGTTGGAAAAAAGAAAGGTAAATTATACCAAGAACCTTTTATTAACTTTAGAGAAAGTAGAAATCGTTGTCTTGAACTTTGTGAAACAAATTGTAAATATAATGTTATGTTAGACGATACATATATTATTCAAGGTGATTTTAGAGGCTTTTTAGATGAAGTAAGAGGAGACCAATTTGCTGATTCTTATTCTTTATTAATTAAAAGTGATGATACTGAATATTATTCAAATCGTGTGACAAAATCAAAGAACAAATTACGTTATATTTATACTATTCACGAAGTTATTCAAAAAGACGATAATATTAATGTTGTTATTCCTGCTACAAGATCTTGGATTTTTGATATGAGAGCAGATTATATGGAAAATAGAACTATGGGTAGAAAAGAATATGATTTAGAATGTCTTTTTGAAATGATTAAAGAATATCCTGATGACCCTCGTCATCTTTATTATGTTGCTCAAACTTATAATTTATTAGAAAAACCTGAACTTGCTGCTGAATATTTTTTTAAACGCGCATTTCATCATGTTGAAGGATTTGACCAAGAAAAGATTGATGCTCTTTTTGAAATGACACGTATTTATAATTATAAATTAAATAAACCTTGGGAAGAATGTGAAAGATATTATAAATTAGTTTGCGAATGGGACCCAGAACGTCCTGAAGGATTTTATTTTTTAGCTATTCATTATTATTTAGAGGGTAAAATGGACATTGCTTATCCATACTTTAAGAAAGCATTAGAAGTTGGATTTCCAGTTCATCGTCAATATAGTTTAAAGCCTACATTGTCGTATTTTTATGCTCCAAAATTTGTTGCACAATTAGCATATGGCTTTAAAGAATTTAATATTGGAAAGAAGGCTTGTGAAGTGTTTTTAGCGAATTCTGAACATAAAGCTGTAAAAGCATTATCTGAATTTGAAATGGAAGCAAAAATTATTAATAATTGGAATTCTATTTATTCATTTTTATTACAAATGGACCCTGTTCAACCTGTTCCTACTATCCCTGAAAAACCAATACTTTGTTTTGTTGCTGATGGTGGCTTTAATCAATGGTCTGGAAAAAATATTTTAACTACTGGAGTTGGTGGGTCTGAAACTTATATTATTGAAATGGCAAGATATATTAAACAACTTACTGACTTTGAAGTTGTTGTATTCTGTAATTGTGAACAAGATGAAGTATTTGAAGGGGTTAAGTATGTTCATTTAAGAAGATTTTTTAATATAGTTTCTACTACATATATTACTCATTGTTTTATTAGTCGTTATTCAGAATATATTCCTGTTGCTATTGAAGGACATGTCGAACAAATTCATGTTGTTTTACACGATCTTGGATTAACAGGAGATATTATCCCTATCAATCCAAAGATTAAAAATATATTTTGTTTAAGTGAATGGCACGTAGATCACTTTTTACAAACTTTTCCACAATTTAAAGATAGAACTCGTCCATTTCATTATGGTATTGATTTTACTAATTTTATTATTACAAATGAAAAGAAAATTAAACGTTCTTTTATTTATTCATCTTTTCCAAATCGTGGATTATTAACTATTTTAAATCTTTGGCCAATGATTATTCAACGTTATCCTGATGCTACATTAAATATATTTTGCGATTTAGATAATAACTGGGTAAATACATTTTATCCTCAAGAGGTAGCTCAAATTAAAATGTTATTAGGAACTATTTTTAAAAATAGTAAATCAATAAAAAATCACGGATGGGTAGACAAGAAAACTTTAGCAAAATATTGGAAGACTGCTGATATTTGGTTTTATCCTTGTAATTTTAGAGAAACATTTTGCCTTACTGCTTTAGAAGCTGCTGCTACAAAAACTTATATTATAACTAACGATTTAGCTGCTTTACAAAATACAGTAGGAGATAGAGGAGATGTTATTCCTGGAGATACAATTACTTCTGAATGGAAGAATGAAGCATTTAATAGAATTTGTGAATATTTTGATAATCCTAATAACGAAAAAGCACAAACCTTAATTCAAAAGAATTACGAATGGGCATTGACACATTCTTGGAAAGATAGAGCAAATGATTTAATTATAAATTATTTACATTATAATAAAATTGAAAGTCCAAAATCAAATAACTTGAAAGTAAACGATGATATTAAAACAATTAATAAATTAGATGACATAGAAATTATTGAAAAAAGATTAATTAAACATCATTGGTTTGTTAATAAAACAATTAGACAATTTTTAGAAAATAACGTTAAACAATATAATACAATTTACGATATCGGGCCTGGAGAAGTTCCATTTAAACCAGCTACTCATTTTGTTGATAATTATACAGAAGAATGGAATGCTCAAAAAAATATGAAAATTATTAAAAAAGATATTGATAAAGATAAATTTGATGAAAGTTATAAATCAGTTGATTTTATATACGCAAGACATATTTTAGAAGATATTCAAAATCCAGATTTTGCGATGAATGAATTTGAAAGAATTGGAAAAAATGGTTATATTGAAACTCCTTCGCCTCTTGCTGAAATTTCAAGAGGTATAGACGGAACAGGTATTACTGGAAATAATAATCATAGAGGTTATTTACATCATAGATATATAGTTTGGGTAGAAGCAGAAACTAATACATTATGTTTTATTCCAAAATATTCAATTATTGAAACAATAGATATTGATAAAGAATTTCAATTAAAAGTAATAAATTTATTAAATGAATATCCAGTCTATTGGAATACATATTATATGTGGGATGAAAAAAATCCACCAAAAGTTAGATTTTATAAACTTGTATCAACTACTTTTAAAGATTATACAAGAATTTTAATAAATGCAGTCTATAATAGTATAACAAGTACAAATAATTTTATCCAAAAAATGTTATCAGAAAAAACTGTTATATCTTCATTACAATTAAACGAAAACGAAACATTAAACGAAGATGAAAAAATATTAAAAGAAATGGAACAATTAAATTATATGGATATGTATAATTGGTTACAAGACCTTCCTAAAGATTGTAATGCAAAACAAATTTTTAAAGATATTTTAATGACTTTCAAAGATGAACCATGTAACATATTAGAAGTTGGAACTTTTACTGGTATGTCTGTCATCGGTATGTTAAAATATTTACCAAATGCTTTTGCCTATACTATTGATTCTTGGAAAAATTATAGTGAAAAAAATCGTGAAAATACTGATATTGATATTCTTAAAAATATAGAAGAATTAAACGTTGAACAAATATTTTATCAAAATATTGAAAAAGCAGGAATGAAAGATAGAATTAAACCTTTTAAAGGTGAATCGACAGATATATTATTACAATTAGTTCAAGAATCTCCAAATATTCATAAAGATAACAATGGAGTTTCTCGTTATATTTGGGGTTTTGATTTTATTTATATTGATGCAAGTCATAAATGTTTGGATTGTTTCGTAGACTGTATAATATCTTGGAAATTATTGAAAAAAGGAGGTATTATGGGGATAGATGATTACTTGTATAACATCGGATTTAATGATGTATTAGAGATTCCATTTGAAGGAGTTAATAGATTTTTAGAAAAAATTGACGGAAAATATAAAATAATAAATAAAGGTTATAGATTATTTATACAAAAGTTATAATTTTTTATTAATAATGATTAATAAAAAAATTATTGAGAAAATGGAGGAGGTAAAATAACAATAGTTGGAGGAGGAGGAGTAATCTGATTATTAATATCTGTTAACATAGATTGTTTAATATCTGGAATATTTTCTACACTAGAAACCCATTCTGTGCATATTTCTTTAGTTAATT